ATGTCAGTTGAAACTAAGCTGCTTGCTTATGGCAGACCACATATAATTGTTGAAGATAGAAATTCTAATTTCTTTTTACTCGGTAGAGTTCATGGAAACGAATTGACATCAGCCACAATTGCAACTGGTGGTGCTATGGCAGATTTATCAGGCTACACACTTGAGTTCACAAGTGAAGAAGTTGAACCCCCTATGTTTATAAGTGGTGGTACAGCAACTAATCCAACAGCAGGATTATCAAATGTAACTGAAACAATTACAATTGGTACAAATAGCTAATAAAATTGTGTTTTGTGTGGGGGTAGCTTTATTCTGCCCCTTTCAAAACTCATAAAATTTAATTATGGCAAAAGATAATAAACAAATATTTAAAAAAGATTACAATTCTGATGAATGGAATAAAGTTTCAAAATCAGAAGTAATCAAAGAACTAAAAGAAAAGGCTTTTGAAGTTTTAGAGAAAACAGGTAGGGCAAAAACATCATCAGCAATTTATGTGATAAAATGATAGTACTTGACAGAACACAATCTAGTCATGTAATAAGTTTCATTCCGAGTTCTTACACACCTACTGGCTCGGCAATATTTAGAATTAAAGTGACAAACGAACAACAAAACACAACAGTATATAATCAAACAGTTACTAGCCTAACAGCAGTTGATTATTATTATACTTATACAGCAAACTTAGCTTTAGATACTTCTAAAGATCAAGATTATTTACTAGAAATTACTAATACAGCAACGAATGAGGTCTTGTACAGAGATAAGATTTTTGGTACAAGCCAAACTGTCGCTGATTATTCTATTAATTCAGGCAAGTACACTACGAACACAACGGAGAATAACGACTTTTTGATTTATGAATAATAGCGACTTTCACATATTGAACCTATCAGCATATCAAACACCACAAGTTGAGGAAAATCCTAACGAAGAATGGATAGCTTTTGGTGATACAAATTCTTTTTATACAGAAATCATAGATGCTTTTTTAAACTCTCCCACTACAGGTTCAATAATTCAGGGAATCACAAATCAGATTTATGGCAAAGGTTTAAATGCTCATAATGCATCAAAAAAACCTGATGAATTTGCTCAAATGAAATCTTTGTTTAAAAAGAAATGCTTACAAAAAATAGCAATGGATTTAAAATTGCTAGGCGAAGCTGCATTTCAAATTACATATAAAAAGAAAAGGATAGAAAGTGTAATGCACTTTAACAGAGAAACTTTAAGAGCAGAAAAATGTGATGACAAGGGTAAAATTAATGCTTATTATTATCATCCAAAATGGGAAAGCTATAAAGATTTTGAGGAACTTACTAGAATCCCTGTATTTGGATCAGGAGCACCTAATGAAATTTATATAATTAGAAAATCTATTCCATCCATGCATTATTATTCTCCCCCTGATTGGAGTAATGCTTTAAATTACAGTAAACTAGAATGTGAAATTTCAGAATATTTAGTAAACGAGGTACAAAATTCTTTTTCAGGAACTAAACTCGTATCATTTTCTAACGGAGTGCCAACAGTAGAAAAGCAACACATGATAAAAAATGAAATCATGAGTAAACTAACTGGTGCAAACGGAGAAAAAACAATTATTTCTTTTTCAGATTCTCCTGAAACTAAAACAACAATAGAAGATGTATCAGTTTCTAATGCTGCTGATGTTTACCAGTATATTGCAGAGGAATGCTCTAGGAAATTATTACTAGCAAATAGAATTACTTCTCCTTTATTAGTTGGAATCAGAGATACAGGAAACTCGCTTGGATCAAATGCAGAAGAAATAGAAAATGCACACAACCTTTTTGAAAATGTTGTTATTAAACCTTATCAAGAGTTAATATTAAATGCTATTGATGATATTCTAGCTGTTAATGGAATTGCTTTAGACTTGTTTTTTGAAACTTTAACACCTATTGAATTTGTTAATACAGAAGAAATTGTTAGCAAAGAACAACAAGAAGAAGAAATTGGAGATACTATTGATGATAAACAACCAATAGCAGAAGAACAAACAGAAGAAGAAAACCCATTAGAAATTTCTACAGATAATAAAGCATCTTATAATGGAGCTCAAATTGCATCAGCATTATCAATTTTAGAAAATGTAAAAACAGGTATTATTACTCAAGATCAAGCTATTGTTTTTTTAGTACAGATGTTGCAGTTTGATATAGAGGTTGCTCGATCAATGTTTCAGGGTAAAGGATCAGAGGAACTGCTATCTAAAATTGAACAAAAAAATAATGAAATAATAATGAATCAGCATTTACCTGATCTTGAAAGTCATGTTGATTCTTTAATTGAATTAGGAGAGGATGAAGATTTAGAAAACTGGGAATTGGTAGATGAAAGACCAGTTGATTATAATCAAGAAGAAGCACTAGACAAAATGCTAAGTTTAGCGACTACTGGAGTTGCTAGACCAAATGCAAAAAGTGAACAAGATGCAGTAGTAGAAGATAAAAGATTTAGAGTTCGTTATCAATATGCACCACAAACAACAAGAGCTAACAGCAGGGAGTTTTGTAAAAAAATGGTGGCTGCAAATAAATTATATCGTAAAGAAGATATTGAAGCTATGGAAAATAAAGTGGTCAATGCAGGATGGGGAAAAAATGGCAGTAACACTTATTCCATTTGGAAATATAAAGGCGGTGGATCATGCACCCATTTTTGGATGAGAAAAACATTTATGGCTGTAAATGTTAATCCTGATGTTAAAAATCCAAAAGCTGAAATATCAGTAAACAAATCAATTAAAGAGGGTTTAAAACCAATTAAAAACCCTAAAGAAGTTGCAATGCGACCAAGAGATATGAAAAACAGAGGTTTTTTTGAGCCTAAAAAATTTAAAACACCGAGATAATGGCAGATGTATTATTTTGTAGCAAAGATGATGTAGTAAGAAAATCTACAATACTATCAGGATCAATAGATAGTGATAAGATTATTCCCTCTATGCATCTTGCTCAAACACAATATTTAAGAGAAATAATTGGTACGGATTTATACAATAAATTTTCTACCGATATAACAGCACTTATAAATAGTGGCACAACATTTCCTGCAACGTATAAAGCATTGTTAGAAGATTATGTAAAGCCTATTTTAGTGCATTTAACAGTTCATGAATTTTTAAAAACAGCTCATGTAACTGTATCAAATAAAGGAGTATTTAAACATACTTCAGAAGCATCAACAGATGTTTCAGAATCAGAGTTAAAATCACTTATACAAGTGGCAAGAGATAGAGCAGAGAGTTACACACAAAGGTTTTTAGATTACATGGCCTTTAATGCCGCAGGTAATTTCCCTGAATGGTTTAGTAATTCTAATGCTGATGTTTCTCCACTTCATGAATCCTACAATATAGACTGGGTATTATGAGTTACGGAGAGATATATTGCGAATCTTGGTGGGGTGATAATAATAGATCAGAGGGATGGGGAGCAATCTATCCAATATGTAATCCTGTTTCATTAGATAGAACAGATTTTACAATTGATGTAAATGCAACACAGGTAACAATAGATATGAATTAAAAAATAAAAAATGGCAAGTCAAAATTTAAATGTAGGAACTACAGCAAACGATTCAACAGGTGATGGATTAAGAACAGCATTTATAAATGTTAGAAAGATGTTTGCTGAAATTTACGGAATCACCTACAGTTCCGATACACAAGATATATCAGGTCAAGCCTTTGGTGTATCATTAGGACAAATTGCAGATCAAGCTGCAAATACAGTAATTGTAAGAGATGCAAATTCAGAAGGTGATTTATCTGCTAAAGCTGTTGCAAGTACTGAAATATTAATTGGAGATGGTACAGGATTTACTGCTGCATCTTTAAGTGGTGATGTAACAATGGATAATGCAGGTGCAGTAACTATTGCAAATGATGCTGTTGAGCATTCAATGTTAGAAGCAAGATATACAGCAAAAGCTACAAGTACATCTACAGGGAATCAAAATATAGATGCTTCAACTGCTACTACTTTTTTACTTACTGGAAATGTAGCTACAGCTACTTTAACAATACAGAATATGAAACTAGGGCAAGTAATTGACATTGTTTTGTCAGGCACTTTAAGTAGTGCAGCTATTACTTTAGCTGATGACTTTACTACTTCAACAATAAGAAGAATAGGAAGCACAGAATTAGACCAGTCTGGTAAAAATGTAATAACACTTACTTGTATAGATGACACAGATAGTGCAGCTTTATTGCATTATACTATTAATACATTCCAAACTGATACACAACCATAATAATTAAGATATGAAAGCAATACAATTAAAAGATGAAATAAAAATATATGGCAAGTTACCTTCAAATTATGATGGTAAAAAACATTATGTTAATGGTTTTGACAAATTATCAGATAGTAAACTAGAAGATGAAGGTTTTTTTGATGTAGAAACTCCAAGTATAGATTATACTGTTTC